CTCAACAAGAAGTACATCGTAGCGGTTTACGAAACTTCTATTTATGACTATAACAGCGATGAGGTCGGTACTCCTTGTATCGGCATTGATATGAGCTACGGATACCGATTCAGTATCGATCCAAAGTCCATTAACCTTGATGAATTGGAGTAAGCCAACATGACCGCTGACGTCGAAACTATGGCCTATACCGGGCCTCGTCCATGGCATGGTCTTGGATACGAAGTTGATCCGACCTTGTCGCCTGATGAGATGATCGTGGCTGCTGGTCTTGACTGGCGGGTCAAGAAAGAACCCCTGTTCTTGAAAGATCATCAGCATCAGATTCATTCCCACTTTGCTTTAACCCGGTACGACAGGGATGGTAAGTTCATGTCGACATTGGGAGTCTGTGGTCCGAAGTATGAACCAGTCCAGAACCGCGATGCGTTCAAGTTCTTCCAACGGTTCACGAACGCCGGTGCCATGACACTTCAGACTGCCGGGGCCCTCGATTTTGGCCGCAAGGTCTGGTGTCTGGCGTCGATAAATGATGGCTTTACTCTCCCAGGCGATGATCGTGTAGAAGGTTACATTCTTATGTATCACCCGCATATCTGGGGTAAAGCATTGTCCATCATGTTTACTCCGATTCGCGTCGTCTGTCAGAACACTCTGACCATGGCCCTCGCTCAGAGTTCCGGTCACTTCCGTATGCCGCACATCCATGACTTCGATGATTCGATCATAAAGGCTGCGGAAGAAACTCTCGGCTTGTCCGGTCTCCTCTTGAATGGGTTCCATGAGCGTGCGAAGTTCTTGACAACGAAACAGTTCAATGAAGAAACAGTTAACCGTTTTATTGCTGGACTGTTCGACAAGAAGTGTGCGAATGAGGACGAGTTCGAAGCTGCTGATATGAACCGGACCGCTTACCGCGTTAAGCAGCTCATTGACCTTCAGCCAGGTCATGACATGAAGGCAATGCGCGGAACGTGGTGGGGTGCCTTCAATGCTGTTACTTACTTCGTAGATCACGAAGCTGGTAACAATCGCGACACAGCGTTGCAATCCGCCTGGTTTGGTCAACGCGCCGCACTTAAGAGGAAGGCGTTGGAAGATGCCCTCGAATTCGCGAAAGCGGCCTGAAGTGATGTGGTTTGAATGGACGTGCTCTGCAAAGGGCACGTCTATCAAACAAGCTGAGGCTGCTGCAAAGATAGCATTTGACAAGTGCAATGCTGTTCTTGTTTCCATTGAACCGACGGTCGTGTATAGTACGAAAGGGGAACCAGAAAAAATCTACTATGCACTAGGGGTTAAGAATGCGTGAGGGAATATACGATGTATGGTTCGTGCCTACAGAAGAGGCAAAGAAATTGTTTAACTGGACTGAACATCGCGTCAACCACTTGCCGTTCTTCAGTAAAGAAGACGCGCAGTGTGCGGCATCTGAATTTCGTTTAGACGATGCCGGGCTCTGTGGTGGTTACGCTAATTACGAGGTCCGCGAACGAATGAGGCTGGTGCACTGATGGCTACACTCATTACAGGTCTACCGCGAACAGGGACTGCATGGCTTGCCAACGCATTGGCGCGTATGGAACTTCCAGCCCTGCACGAATACATGTTCGAATGTTACGCGTTCGAAGAATACGTTGATTACATGAAATTGAAATCTTCGATTGATGTAAATTCGATGGGAATCCTTTACGTTAATCAATTGAAAGAGCAGATTCCAGATCTTAAAATAATCGTTTTGGATAGAAATCCGATTGAAGTCTATGAATCCCTGATTAAGATCGGAATGCCGGTATCTGGGTATCATCGGATCCTGGCTCATTATCAGAATGCTCTTAATATTGCGGATAGAGTATTCGAATATCCGAAATATATTCAGACTATGGAAGGATATCGCGAACTATTCAATGAAATTTCATCGGAACATCAATTTTATTACAGTGTTTGGGCTCGTCTAGCGCCAATGAAAGTCGAGAAGATGATGGATTCAGTCAAGGTCCGAGAACAGTGGTTGAAGAAGCGATCTCACTTCCCACTATTCGATTCTCTCTCCGAAAAATAGTTCATCAAGCGTGTTTACTTTTTAATTAAGTCGTAGTATTATCTATATTGTTCGTTCATCATCCACCTCATACAGCAAAGCGAGGTAATTAACCATGGGTAAGGTACGCAAAGTGAATACTGAAACTGCAGAAGTCAACAAGGCTGACATTCCCGCCGAAGCTACTCCGGTCGAGAAGAAGCCTGCTCCCCGCATGAAGGCGAATGCCAACATCGTTTATCGTTCGCTCCGTGAACTGACCGCTGAAGACAAGCTCGCCAACCAGGCTCGAATCATCGCTGCCACGGTTCGTGAACTCGGTCCCAACGGCGAAGACGTTTCCCGTGTTGCTCTGTGCGACGCGCTTGCCAAGAACGAGAACTTCAAGACTCGTCAGCCGGTTGAACGCATCGTGTCTTATTACCAGGCTCAGCTTAAGGCCATGGGTCTTGTTGATCACGCCCGTGTGCCTGCTCAGGCTGCGGCGGAAGAAACTCCTTCGGCGGCTGAGTAAACCTGGTTCTCTGAGAAGGGCTCGACGATTTTGTCGGGCCCTTCTAGTCTCAGAAGACTTCGTGTAGAGGACTCCACTTTAGCGGGTTTCGTAGCGGTTTCCTCGTTAAAGAGCACCTGATACCTCCTCCCGCCCCTCAAGCCAAGGCAGGTGCAAGGAGTCCTCTACCCGAAGTCTTCTAAGGCAAACTGCTACGCTATCAAAGATGAGAACCTTTTCTCTGACATTTCACTAGTCAAGGAGTAGAACCATGGCAAATGCACGTGGTCAGGAAATCGACAAGACTCATTTGTCGATCGATCTTGCCGAGCAACGAGGATTCATTCATCGTGATTACATCGCCCACTGTCTGCGATGGACTCACGTCGTAAAGTTCCTCATGCAGAAAGGTCGTTACAAGCAGGCCCGCATCCTGGACATTGGATGTGGTAAAGAAGTTCCACTAGCAAAGACTCTCTATTCCTCTCGTATGTGCGTCGATAAGTACGCTGGTATCGACGTTAACCGTCTCGACATTCCTCCGATGCTCGCCGGAAAGAAATTTCCCCTGGAACTGTTCTCCGGTGATGTCTGTGATCTTGCTCCAGGTGATATTGGTTTCGATCCGAATATCATTACGTGCTTCGAGGTCCTCGAACATGTGGAACCGAGTCACAGTATCCGCATGCTCGCCAAGATGCAAGAACTTCTCGACACCAATACCGAATGGGCAACCATCTTTATTTCGACTCCAGCCTGGGATCCAGGGGTAGGTGCGGCTGCGAACCACGTCAATGAAGTGAAGTACGAGGTTCTCGGTTCGGTGCTTGAACGCATGGGCTTCGAGATTGAAGGTCATTGGGGAACGTTCGCTTCTCAGAAGGACTACGCCAGTGAGATTGGTAAGTATGGTCCTGGCGCTGAGAAGATGTTCAATGAGTTGAAAGAGTATTATGACTCTAATTATCTTGCAACTCTCTTGGCTCCTCTATTTCCCTCTAGGTCACGCAATGTCCTTTGGCAATTGAAATACAGGCCCAATAAAAAGCGAGTATACCCTCGACTCTTTACGGAGTTGAGTGATTACGGTTGCGAACCGTGGTCCTCGTCAGAAAAATGGCGCGATTGGGGGAAGCATGTATGACACAGCAACGACCAGTAAAAATCAACACCTGCAACATGGAAAACGATATTCGTGATTTCCATGAGAAGTTCGACCTGGACTATAACGGTGAACCTCGAATGCTGCCAAAGGAACTGGCGCAGTTTCGTATCCGGTTCTTGAAAGAGGAACTGGACGAGTACATCGAAGCAGTGGCAACAGGGGATATGGCAAAAGCGTTTGACGCGCTTCTTGACCTGACGTACGTAGCCATGGGAACTTCGTATCTCCATGGTTTTCCCTGGTCTGATGGTTGGATAGCAGTACACACCGCTAACATGGCCAAGATTCGCGCTGAGCGTGCTCTTGATAGTAAGCGGGGTTCCACATTCGACGTTGTCAAACCACGTGGATGGTTGCCGCCGGATATTGCTAGTATACTTCAACGGGTACGGAAATGAGTGGCATATTTGTTGTTGAAGGACCAGATGGTACTGGTAAAACAACACTTGCTAACGAGTTAAAGGGTGCCGGGCATGTTCTTCATGCCCGCTACCGCTTTCCTCAGAAGATGCATCAGTATCACTGGGCACTATTATCGCGGGCATTAAAGAAGAACAAGGACTTTATGCCAAACTATAACGTCGTCATTGATCGGCTATGGATTAGCGAACTGATCTATGGCGCAGTCTATCGCAACGGGGAATATACAGCCGACTATTTCGATACAATGGATCGTGCTCTGCGGATCCTGAATATCCCAACGGTGTTTTGTCTGCCCAAGGACCCCGAAGCGTATTTCGAAAGGTACGCTGCACTGTGTAGGGAACGCGATGAAATGTATCAGATGGATGATAAGTTTAAGCAGCTAACTTACGCTTACATCAATCTGTTTAACGAGATGAAGCATCGCCCGGACGTCTTCCTATATACCGAAGACAACTGGGAAGACATGAAGAAATACGTAAAGTGGCTGCGATATTCGCAGTTCCAATTAAGAACAACGATGCGACCGAGGAGGGTTAACTATGCTAACTTTATATGATGCCGGAACTGCAAACCAAGTTTGGCTCCAAAATATGCGCTATATTTTAGATAGTGGTTTGCTTCAAATTGCAAGAGGTTTAGAGTTTTACGAAATAATTGGATTTAGTTCGACATTCGATATGAATTATCCAGTCATATCGATTCCTGAAAGAAATTTCGGAAAACATTTCTGTCCAGCCGAAGCATACTGGATTTTGTCTGGTCAAAATCGGGTTGATACTATCGGTCCGTGGTCTAACATGATCAGTAAGTTTTCCAATGACGGCATTCATTTCGATGGTGCTTATGGTCCGCAAGTTATGGATCAGATTCGCTACATCGTCGATTGCCTGGACGAGGACCAAGGTTCACGGCAAGCGGTTCTGACTATCTGGCGCCCCAATCCTCGCCCCTCCAAAGACATTCCCTGTACTGTAGCTATGCAGTTCCTTATCCGAAAGAACCGACTGCACTGTATTACTACAATGCGAAGCTCAGATCTGTGGCTTGGTTGGGTGTATGATTGCTTCAACTTCACGATGATCACTGCCTATATTGGACTGTGTTTAAACCAGCGAGGTATCAAAGTTTCTCTCGGAAATCTTCAGATTAACGCTGGATCACAACATCTTTATGTTTCTGATGTTAAGAAACATAACCTGACTTCTTGGGTATTTCGTCCGCATACCCCTGAACAATATAATTTCGGAAATGTTTATGATCGACTCAATCATCCGAATGAATTGATGGAATTTCTTCATGGTGCCAGGGAGATTGGCATTTATGAGATGATCGATGGATGGGGAGAAAAATCATGAGCAGACAGGCTACGAAAGACGCTGTCTTCATACGCATGGCGATTCTCATGTCATCATTAGCAACATGCGCTCGTCGTAGAGTCGGTTGTATCATGACCGATAATCGCGGACGAATCATTGCTAGTGGATATAATGGTGTCGCTGCCGGTATGGATCACTGTTCCACGCACCCCTGTCCAGGCGCCAAGCTCCCTTCAGGAGAGGGCCTCGATAAATGCGAAGCGATTCATGCGGAAGCGAATGCTTTGATTCAATGCAAGAATCCAGACGACATTCATACTGTTTACTGCACGGCTTCTCCATGCATCCATTGTGTGAAGATGCTGATGAATACGGGAGCGCAAAGAATCGTATTCGACGAAGAATATCCGCATTCTGAAGCAGCCGACCTTTGGAGGGAACATGGCGGAGATTGGATCAAATTTTAAGCTGGTTACAGATTCATCTGAACTTCCTAACTTGGAGGGTGCCGAGCTTCTAGCGCTCGACACAGAAACCTATGATCCAAAACTTATGGAAATGGGGCCAGGAAACATTAGGAAAGACGGTTTCGTGGTCGGTATATCAGTTGCAACGAATGATCTCAGCACGTGGTACATTCCTGTGGGTCATTCGATTGGAACAAACGTGGACCGGGATCAAGTCGCAAGGTGGCTTGCTACTGAGTTCAATCGTGGGATTCCTTATACTGGCGCCAATCTTCAGTATGATCTGGGTTGGCTGTATGCTGATCTGGCTGTGGATATTAATTCCCCGTGCTACGATACGCAAATTGCGGAACCGCTGATTGACGAAGAACAACCATCCATGTCGCTGCAAACCTTGTCCAAGAAATATCTTGGCCGAGGTAAACAGGACGACGAACTTATCGCGGCGGTTATGGCGCTTGGCTACAAGGAGAAGGAAGCCAAGGGCCATATGGATAAGTTAACGCCGGAACAGGTAGCGAAATATGCGGCATACGACGTCATCAACGCAATCGAAATCTTTGAGCATCAGAGAAAAGAACTTGATGCTCAGGATCTTTGGCAGATCTTCCATCTCGAATCAGATCTTACTCCAGTCATTCGAGATATCCGTCGTCGTGGTGTGCGCGTTGATCTTGAGTACGCTGATTTTCTGAACCGTGATTTCCTCGGTGCCGAAGAATATATTCTCGGAGAAATGAAGCGGGAAATGGGTTTCGAGGTTAACCCATGGGCAGAAGATTCCCTGGTCCGCGTTTACGAGAAACTCCGTTTACCGATAACCAAGACGCCTGCCGGCAATCCATCTTTTGCGGCTGACGTTCTCGAGAAGCACAGGGATATTGAGTTCATTAACGATATTCTGATGTATCGTCGTATGAACAAGATGCGTCGTGACTTCATCGAAGGTGGCGTATTGAAATGGCATGTCAACGGAAGAATCCATGCCGAGATGCACCAACTACGTAGTGACGACAGTGGAACACGATCGGGGCGATTCTCTTATAGTAACCCGAATCTACAACAACAACCGTCACGTGATCCGTTCTGGGGACCTTTGATCCGCGGCCTCTTTCTTCCTGATGAAGGGAAGATGTGGGGCAAGTATGACTACTCCCAACAAGAACCCAGGTTAACGGTGCACTATGCAGTTAAAGACAACCTTCCCGGCGCGCAAGAAGTTGCAGATGAATACCGTCGAAACCCTAAGACGGATTACCATCAAAAAGTTGCTGAGATGGCACAGATCGAGAGGCGTCCCGCTAAGGATATCAATCTCGGACTTGCATACGGTATGGGCAAAAAGAAGTTGGCGGCGCAACTTGGTCGTACAATGGAAGAAGCGGCACCAATATTTGAAGCTTATCATCGTGCCGTTCCATATGTCTCCATGCTTTCTAAGAGGTGTGAGACCGCGGCTTCGCAACGAGGTTACATTAAAACACTCCTTGGAAGGAGACGTCATTTTAATCGATGGCAGCCAAGAGATTGGAAGCTACGTGCAAAGGATAACTATCGGGCATATCCTATCGAAGAGGCTCGGGAGAAATGGCCTAACGTCCCGCTTGTGCGAGGTTTCACGTTCAAAGCTCTTAACGCTCTCATCCAAGGAAGTGCGGGAGATCAGACTAAAAAAGCGATGCGTGACCTTTACTACGATCATGGTATAGTTCCGCAAATCCAGGTTCACGATGAACTTGACGTGAGTACTACGGATGAGGACGAAGCTCGTCTGATCAAGCACGTTATGGAACATGCCGTGGAACTAGAAGTCCCGGTCCTTTGTGAACCAGAACTTGGTCCTGATTGGGGCCATGTCAAGAAGTTGGAGGACTGATATGAAGTACGGTCCTTTCAAATGTGAGCTTTGTGGTCAAGAGTTTCGGCCTAAGAACCCGAAGTCGTTTAGCTCCTCCATGCGTCAGCATCGGAAAAACAAACATCCCTTCGTGAAGGGCCCGATCAAGTATAAGAACGTGCCTTATGATCGCGGAGAATAGTATATGCGCCAGAAAGAATCTCAGTTCTATCAACTGTGCCGCAAGAACATTCCAGGTTTCTGGTCTAGGATCGAGAACATGGTTGGAGTCGGTATCCCTGATTGCCTGCATGTTTACCAGGGAATTTCAGGTCTAGTCGAGTTGAAGGTAGCGGTTGGTAATTTTACCTATTTCAAGTCGTCACAGCTTGCTTGGCACCATGAATACGTACAGCAAGGCAAGGAAGCAGTCATCCTTATTAGGAATGATAAGGAGATTGTACTAGTGAGGTCTTCCCAATTCCTCACCGCTCCCAGAATCCACACAAGAGATAAGGAGTTTAAGATCAAGAACGAGGACCTAGAAGCGCTAAGCGATTACACGTGTTGGATGCCTTTCAATTGGCAGGCAATTCAGCTAGCAATGAGGTCAATCCACTCAGTATCATTCGGAAAAAATTCATGATATAATTGTGGAGACCTTTTCACTCGGAGGTTGGTATGGATATTGATTTTGAAAGCTTTGCTGATAACGATGGATCGGTATCAGAATCAAATTTAGAGTTCCTTGCGAAGCAAGCAACAAGACTTGCGGAACTGAATAACGAGATGGAACGAATCAAAACCGCTGAAAAACAAGTGCAGATGGAAATCAAGCGGATCACGGAAGAAGTGATTCCCAACTACATGCGAGAGCTCGGTCTGAGCGAAATCAAGCTTGCTAATGGCGCAAAGGTTTCCGTCAAGGATCAGATCTTTGCATCCATTAAGAAAGAAAACCAGCATCTCGCTTTTAAGTGGCTGCGTGATAATGGCCACGATTCGTTGATCAAGAACGAGTTCAAGATCAACTTCGGCAAGGGTGAGGATGAGCGGGCATCGACATTGAAGAAGATTCTTGAAGATGCCGGTTACGACTTCAAGGAGAAGGAAGAAGTTCACTGGCAGACGCTTCGGGCGTTCGTTCGTGAACAGCTTGAAAACGGTGTGCAACTTCCCGAGGAGGCTTTCTCGGTTCATGTTGTTCCAACAGCAGTCATTAAGTGAGGGTAAGCGAAATGGCTAAGAGCAAAGACGTAGTAGAAAAGAAAGACAATCTGCCAGCAACGATCGATTTCGAGCAGCATGCTGGTGAAGGTATCGAGTTCAGTCGTGACGACGTTGCTGTCCCGTATCTTACGGTGCTGCAGAAGTTGTCTCCCCAGTGCGACGAGGACAAAGGTGAATACATCGAAGGCGCCAAGCCTGGTATGTTCTTCGACACCGTGACACAGGAACTGATGGATGGTCGCGAACAGGGAATCCTGGTTATTCCGTGCGCCTTCCAGTCGGTAATTGTGGAATGGAATCGGCGTGAAGATGGCGGCGGTTTTGTTGCTGTCCATCCCAAGGACATCGATACGAGTGATTGCACCCGCAATGAGAAGAACCAGCTGATTACTCCGCGTGGCACGATCCTCGTCGATACCCACTATCACTTCGTTCTGTATCGCAACAACGATGGTGTCTGGGTTCCGGCCATCTATTCGATGACCAGCACGCAGTTGAAGAAGTCGCGCAAGTGGAATTCGCTGATGGCGTCTATCCGACTGAACGGTTCCAACGGTCCTTACAACCCGCCGAGTTTCTCGCACATTTACCGTATTACCACGCAGAAGGAAAGCAATGATGCTGGTGATTGGTTCGGTGTGCGCATCGAGAAGGTTGAACAGGTGAGCGACGCAGCTACCTTCCAGGAAGCGGTCGCATTCCGTAAGCTCGTCATGTCGGGTGCAGTTCAGACCCAACCTCCCGCTGAGGACAATGTTGTTCCGGAAGCCCAGGCTAGCGGCAACTATTGATCCTGATAAAGCCTCCGTCGATTGTGGCGGAGGCTTTACTTTCTCAAGCGGGGTAAGACATGGACCATGTAAGACATTTCATGGACCTGTTCGAAGGGCTCCAACGTGCTCATGGCACGTACGAGATTCAGGAATCTAGGTCCGACAAAAAGAAAACTGGTAAGGCCGCAACCCTTGCCAAACCCGTTACTGAGCAACTTTGGCGGCTTCATCTCGAAGGAAAGAGAAGCCTGGGAATTATCCCGATTAACGACGAGTCGATGGTAAAGTTTGGGGCTATCGATATCGACGTATACGAAGGATTGTCGCATGCTGGACTAGTCAAACTAATCAAGTCCCATGATCTTCCTTTAATTGTTTGCCGTTCAAAGAGCGGAGGTGCTCACTTATATCTGTTCACTGAAGACTGGGTTCCTGCCAGTCTCATGCAATCTAAATTGAAGGAAATCGCTGCTGGTCTTGGTTATGGCAAATGTGAGATATTCCCGAAGCAAGTTGAGTTGATCGTGGAACGCGGTGATATTGGTCAATGGATCAATATGCCGTATTTCGATATGAACAATAGTGCTAGATACGCAGTTGGCGACAATGGCCGTCAAATGTCTGTTGAAGACTTTATTGCGGTAGCTCTAAATAAGCGAGTATCTGAAGATGATCTGGAATCTTTGGGTATTACTGTTGACGAGGAGAAACTAGAAGATGGCCCTCCATGTCTACAATATCTCATTACTCAAGGCTTCCCTGAAGGAACTCGTAATGACGGTCTGTTCAACCTTGGAGTTTATTACTTTAAGAGCGCTCCAGATGAGTGGGAGCGAAAAGTTGAGCAGGCGAACCAAGCATTCCTTATCCCGCCACTTACGTCTGAGGAAGTATTAGGCGTCCAAAAGAGTTTGCGGAAGAAGGATTTTAATTACACTTGTTCAAAACCGCCTATCGTCTCTCACTGTAATTCGGCGATATGCCGTCAGCGTAAGTTTGGTGTAGGTAACAGCGGCAACATGGCAGTTCTTACGTCACTCACGAAGTTAGACACCAAACCTCCTATATGGTTTGTCGACGTTGAAGGTGGCGGACGACTGGAACTGACGACCGAAGAACTTCATAATCAAGTCAAGTTCCAGCGTAAATGTTTCGAAGCGTTTCATATGATGCCGAACAAAGTAAGTGGGCAGGCATGGGAAAATATTCTCACGGACCTCGGTAAGAAGACGATGATTATCGAGATGCCAGATGACGCCAGTCCTGAAGGCCAGCTCATGGAGTATCTCCATGCGTTCTGCCATGGCAAAGCCCGTGCACGAACCAGAGAAGAAATGTTGCTTGGCAAACCGTGGTATGATGAAGTTGACGAAACTACTTATTTCCGTATCGGTGACTTCATGAGTTACCTTGAACGGCACCATTTCCGAGAATTCAAGGTTAACAAGATCGCTTCGATACTTCAGACACGCGGGTTGACGAAGAAGTTTTTCAACCTCAAAGGTAAAGGCTTGAATGCTTGGGGCTACAAAGCAAGTAGCACCAAGTCATCACTCAGCATCCCTGATGAGGTCGAAAATGGAAAACCGAACTACTAAAATCATCGGTCCGCCAGGGACTGGGAAGACAACCACGCTTATTGGAATCGTTCAACAAGCGTTAGATAGTGGTATCCATCCTGATAAGATCGGATATATTTCTTTTACTAGGAAAGCAGCAGACGAAGCGAAGAATCGGGCCAGGGATAAATTCAATTTAACGGATAATGATCTGCCGTATTTCAGAACCATTCATTCACTCGCGTTTCGGCAGCTTGGCTTATCAACCAGTAATATGGTGGATCACGATGATTATCAATATCTCGGAGAAATCCTTGGACTTGAAATTAAAGGATCGTTTCAGAACTATGCTGACGGATTTTATGAAAGCCCAGTCGGCGACAAGATCGTCTTCATTGAAAGCGTGGCGAGGAGCACAGGTAAGAGCCTCAAGGAAACGTGGGAAGACTACGACAATGAGGCAGTATCTTTCGAAGAACTTGAGCGATATGCGAAAACCTTCGAGCAGTACAAACAAAACAAGATGATGTTCGACTACACGGACATCCTATATGAATTCATAAAGCACGGTCATGTTCCTCAACTTGATCTGCTGATTGTGGATGAAGCCCAAGACTTGTCACCAATACAGTGGGAGGTGGTAAATGTCATTGCTAAAAACGCTGGAAGAATTTACTACGGTGGAGATGACGATCAATGTATCTATCGATGGGCAGGAGCCGACGTCAGACGATTTATTGAAAGTCCAGGAGATTTGCAAGTACTATCTGTATCACATCGTCTCCCAGCTAGTATTAAGGAGTATTCAGAGGCCATATCAGCGCGCATTGGACTACGAATCCCCAAAGTATATAATGCTCGAGATGAAGGAGGTTCCGTCGAATACATTGTCGATATCGAAGAGCTTGACCTTTCCTCTGGAACATGGTATTTGCTGGGAAGAAATAATTACCTCCTTGGAGCTTTTGAAGACCTGTGTATTCGTGAAGGAGTCAGCTTTGAAAATGCGCGCGGGTGGAGTCCAACTCGATCTGACGTTCTCAAAGCCATCAGAACTTGGACGAGACTTTCCCGAGGCCAACAAATACTTGGATCAGATTTTGAGTATATCAAGGCATATAAAACCGGTATAAGTGATATCAAGTTGTTCGAAGACCAGGAATACACGATCGAAATGATACCGGGGATTCAGGAGATGAAAGGGGTTATCTGGCACGAGGCCCTCGATAAAATCTCCTATCGCCTGCGTGAATACTTCATTGCTGCTCTACGTCGCGGTGAGAACTTGAACCAAGAACCGCGGATCAAGATCAGTACAATACACGGCGTGAAAGGTGGTGAAGCAGATAACGTAGTACTTCTTCCTGATATGTCGAAACAGACTTATAATACGATGCTCGCGAATGAAGACGACGAACATCGAGTGTTTTATGTGGGGGCTACACGGGCGCGTAAGAACCTTTATCTTATGATGCCGAAGTCTAACTTCTGTTATGATCTGTGAGGCCAATTATGAAAATCTTCTGCTTCATCGGTATCCACTTCTACGAACTTTATTATAAGACAGTGGACTGGGGTTCCATTAACGAAATACATAGATGCCGGTATTGCCATAAGGAAAAGAAGGTAAAGAGGTCAAAAGGTCATTCCTGAATGGTCTTTTGTGGTAAACGAGAGGACATATAGGACACAATAAAATGAGTGAGAGTACTAACACATACCCCTTTAAAACCAAGCCTTACGAACATCAGTTAAACGTGTTCAATGAATCACGTAGATTCAAGAACTATGCACTGTTCACGGAGATGGGTACTGGTAAATCCAAGATGCTCATCGACCAAATGTGCTTCTGGTGGCACGACAATGCGATTGATGCTGTGGCAATTGTAGCGCCGAAAGGTGTTTATGCAAACTGGCATAACGTCGAATTGCCAAAACATATGTGGGAAAATACTCCATATGTCTCTGCTCTATGGACTTCAACGCCACGTGCCGCTGATAAAAAGCGTATGGGCGAGGTATTCAGTCCGATAAAAGACCATCGCGGTTATCTGCGTATCTTCATTATCAATGTTGAAGCACTATCCACGAAGAAAGGACAGGATGCCCTGTTCACGTTCCTCCGCAGATTCCCTGATCGCGTTGCTATGCTGATCGATGAATCGACGACGATTAAGAATCCGAAAGCGAAACGTACTAAAGCAGTTGTTAGTCTAGGCAAATACGCACGTATCAAGCGTATCGCTACTGGTTCTCCAATTACCAGGAATCCTCTGGACTTGTTTACCCAGTGTCAATTCCTTGATCCTAAACTGCTTGGATTCACTAGCTTCTACTCTTTCCGGAATCGTTATGCGGTGCTCAGGGATATTAATTTGGGTGGACGATCGTTCAAGAAGATTGTTGGGTTCAAGAACCTCGAAGAACTGCAAGAGCGTCTGAAGAAGTTTTCCATTCGTCTGACGAAGAAGGAATGTTTGGATCTGCCTGAGAAGATCTATACGACGCGAACGATCGAATTGACGAAGGAACAGAAGCATTATTACCAGCAGATGAAGGATGAGTGCATGATCCAGTTTGAATCTGGTGAAATCACTACTGCTCAAAATGCTCTGACCCAGATTCTCAGACTGCATCAAGTGGTGTGCGGATCGATTAACGGCGTCGATATCAAGAACGATCGCATCAAAAACTTGATCGAGGTCCTGGAGGAAACAGATGGAAAAGTTATCATTTGGGCCAATTACCGGGAAAACATCCATTCAATTATGGAGGCAATTATTGAGGCTTTCGGGAATAAGTCTGCCGTATCTTACTACGGTGACACGACTGCAGACGAAAGAAAACGCGCTGTTGCTGAATTTCAAGACCCACGATCCGAAGTACGGTTCTTTGTCGGTAACGCTCAAACTGGAGGCTATGGACTCACGCTCACAGAAGCTAGTACCGTCATCTATTATTCGAACTCTTACAACCTAGAACATCGGTTGCAGAGTGAAGATCGAGCGCATCGAATTGGTCAAAGGAACCCGGTGACGTATATCGATTTCGTGTCACCGGGTACCATTGACGAGAAGATTATCAAGGCGCTGAAAGAGAAGAAAAGTATCGCAGACCTGGTTATCGATAATTGGAGAGAAATTATCGATGGTTGAGACGTTCCGTCTTCTCCTTAGAACCCGAAGAACTGCCAAACCAGAAGTTCATGATCTGCATTTGTGCTGCAGACAGAATCGAAAGGAGGCTGATTCCAAGGGTTTCGAGGTCATCGGACAGCTGAACGTTACCAGTAATGTAAACGTACAACGTTACGAAGTAGGCGATGGAATAGGCCAAGCTCAGAAGGATATGCGGCACCATACTCTTTTGAGCGAGGCCTCTCGCCGACTCCCTATCCCTGACATGCAGCTCTTCTTCGGCAATCCCTAGCCGTTTCATCTCCGTCTTGAAGTTCGCATCGATTTCCTTAAGACGAGCCAACGTCTCAGGAGAAGCCCCAACGATTGCCGCTTCAAGTTCTTCTTCAGTAGCATCCTCTTTCCCCAGTAGTTTATCAGCAAGGAACTTAGTTGCCACTCCACCGAATGGTCCACCAAGAGCGCTGCCAATGACAGGGGCTACTTTTCCTACCAAGCCTTTCCAATCAAAGCTCATGATCCACCTCCCTTAACCGCCTGAACTATAGTCATGACGATGTATTGGTACGCAAGGAATCCTATTCCACCGATAACGGTAATAGCAAGCCATCCAAGAACCGTCTTCTTAATGTGCTCGCGAAGTTGTCTCTTCCGTTCAATATCTGCCATAAAAGCAGTAATGAATGCATGTTGTCGTTTGTGAGTTTCAGGATCTATGCCGTCAATAACTCCCTTAAACAGGACATAGAGTTCCTGGGCGATGCTTTTTATTTCTTCTTCGCTAAGATGGTTCATTTGTAGACTCCTACTACCTGGCACAGGTCTGCCCATGGGAAACCGTCACCTGGATCGACTTTCCTTTTTGGATCGACGTCCGAGTGACGACGCATCTCCAAGTTCAATTTACGCACAAGATGACGAACGAGCTTCCAGCCGTGCCTTCTTTGAAGGTCTGTTATGTATGGCGACCGGATTCGTGACTCAAATTGTGGTAACGTATAGACCCCAGGAACTAGAAACTCTACTCCAATGCTCGTATAGTTATATCCTAGCGCATGCCAAGCTCCGTCATAGTCACCACGAGACTTAATGATGACGCCTGATGGAGTCACGTAATAATGAGCGGAAAGCTCAAGATCACGATGGCATTCAACGGCATGAAGAATTTTCCCATTACCATAGTCTACATATTCAGCCATTGAATGGACGATCAAGAACCGAGGAACCTTAACCTGGCTCTTTTCAGGACCAAACGGTAGCGGCATTTCGATTACTCGAAAGTCCATCATGGCTGTCTCCTTTACGCTGGGTCAGCGTTTGGAATTGAGTTGAACGGAATCTCAAGAACGTACACGTCTGATCCCAAAGTACCGGGAGCAATAAACTGCCAGTTGCTGCTCCAAGCAATTCGTGTCAACGCATGATTAGCGCAGGCATGTGGAGCAGTCTCATCATTTGCTCCATCAGAACGAGAATTCTGATGAGCAAGAATATAGCAACGTCCATTCTCCTTAATTTCCTGCAATAGGATTTTATTGGAGTACCAGAGTGTTGGTTCTGTCCCGTAAGTATACGGAGACATAACTACCCAACCAGGCTTGTTCCAACCAAGACCACTAATATGGAAGTCACATTCCCATGCCCCATACTGGTCCCAATTAAACAACACGATAGTTGTTTCAGTATCTGGGAAACTTGCTTTAACTGCACCTGTAGAAAAATCTACCCATACATAACAGTCGCGACCAGAAGCATCAACGGCCCAGTCAGCATGAGGATCGCTAAGGCCTGACGGCTGCCAGTAGCTCTGGAAATGCTTATCGTAAAGACGGCCAGCGATATAAACATATTCTCCGCTACGCGACAATGCTGTATGATTCGGAGGAGTTGTATTTCCGAATGCCGTCTGCATATCCAAGAGACCCAGAACCATATCCTGCTGCAAATCATAAACGACTGCGCAATGACAAATCGAAGCCGGATGTGCCTCGTTTTCTACCTGAAATGCCCAGTACCGAGGATATCCGGCCCAAGTTCCTGATTCGCAAACAACCTGCGACGGCCAGCCTTCTCCCATACCTACCCACATATGATGGATATTTGCGTTTCCGTAAATATCATTCAAGTTCGTTTCACTTGGATGATTTGTAGCCGGATGGAAAGTTGTATTCGCCAAATCGAACATTGTAGTACGCGCTGGGAAACCGTTAGCATCAATGTTCGTCATATCAAGGCTAACGACTTTCAGTTTATCCGCATCGTTACGAACAGAAGCCATTGGATCAGTACCGAGAGCCATAGCAATGGTTGGTTCCGTATAATGGAACATATGTTCTAAACGATGATACGTGCGGAGTGCAGCTGGCGGACCGACACGAAGGGGATGCTGGATAACTGTACCATCATTCGGGTCAATCAATGCTAGTGTAGTACTAAACGTCGCCGAATCGAATATTTCGACAATCGCCATCGAATTATCCGCATTGAAAATATTACGGCGCGAATAAGTCGTCTTAGCAAGCTCAGCGTCGGTAAAATCCGTATAATCTGTTGCTCGCCTTACAGTAGTACCGTAATGTTGATCGGTGTATGTCGCGCCCTTAACCGGTTGAGTCGGAGTATCTGTAGTATCGTTCTTTCTCGGATCTTCAGGACCAAGAACAAGATCGATAGAACCAGGCGCAGACCATGCTTCATTCGCCAAAACGTAGTACGCCTCCCCATTATAAAAAATATGGAGAATCGTTTCAGTGTTAGCGGAAGTTACGTTAATGACTGGATCACCTCCAGGCGTAAGAACCAGAGCACCGAACTCAACTTGATGACCACCAGAACTATCCTGAACCAGACGAAGAACAAATTGACCGACACCATCAATCGGAGTAAAATTGATGGTAACATCACCAGTCAAAGTCAACTTCTGAATGTTACCATTGTTCCAGTCAATATCTACAAAACCGGCACCGTTGCCATTATCGTATTCCTGCTGGAATCCGAGGTAGCCTTGGATAATAAGGTTCGGTCCAGAGAAATCTCCGGAATCGCCTTTCGGACCTTTAATCGACATAACAAATACCCAGGAACCAGAGGTCTTCTGGTAAACGTCACCAGTGTCTTCGTCCAGGTAAAAGTCGTCGTTATTTCCTGGTGTAAGGAAATTGTCAGGCGCTCCCGATCCCGTATGCCAGACGATATTGTTCGTCGCAACGAGGTTACCAGAAGAATCGAATCCCAGAACCTTGGACTGACGCTGCGAGGTAATAGGAAGCTCCAAAGCCCCTGTCTCAGAAACAGGGATTTTGATGGTGCGATTGTAAAGCTCACGGACCTGCTGGACCATCATCGTGATGGAATCGAGAGCGTCTTCAATCGACTTAGCGGGGAACTTTCCACCTTCAGCGAATTCCGTCTGCTGTGAATAGTCACGGCTACGGAGGATAGTGAGCACTCCGCCATCGTGGGTATTCCGAGAAACGGTAACAGTACCACCATTAGTCCATGGTCCGGCGCTGACGGTATAATCGGAGTTGAGCGTCAGAAGAACGTCACCGGGATCGGCAGGGCCCCGATAATAAACTTCCAAGTCCGATGAGTCGAGAATCGGAAATGAAAAATCGAATTCCGTTATCTCGCCATCGGTATCATAAACGATACGCGGGGTCGTATTTGAAATGGCCATTTCTTACTCCTCAACCACCATGCGGAATTGTTTGCGACGGCGGAACAATATAACGTTGGTCCTGATCTTTCTTCAACTGACGTTCCATTCGCTTCAGGTATCCTGGGTTTGCCATTTCCTGAAGACGGTAGATAATCAGGTAGTCAAGCGCAATACGAGTATAGAACAGATTAACAAACGGGGTATTGTTAATTGCTATGCGCACTACTGATGCTGCAGCATCATCGCCATCACGGAACTTCTGATACAGGTCAATAATGTCGTCAAATTGACCAAATGTCGGACCTGCAAGAGTTGCCAACGCTGAATTGCCGTAACGGCTATATTCACCAAACAAGAAGTCGCCGTAAATGCCGAGACCTCCGCCTTGTGCTAAAGCGGCAAGCGCAGTTTTACGACTAAATTCTCGCGGTTCTCGACCTTTAGCGAGGTCCTTAATAACCATCGCTCCATAACCAAAAAACGCACTTTGCACGATTAGTGAAGCAAGACCGATCATGTCTCCCTTACCTTTGAACAAGGCTTCGGAAAGACTATTTGCGCCATATCCATATAGTTCTCGTCCGATCGCTCGATGAATAACGGTGAGCGGAAAGGACTTGAATTGCCAGAAGAAACGAAGAGCTTCACCAAGTACTGTTCCAGGAGGTTCACCCATATTCATGATAGCACGTTCAGCGGCACCAGGAACAGGGACCGCAAAGTCAGAGCGGTCAACAAAATAAGTATGCAGCTTATTTTCTAGATCGTCCCGGAATTCAGCGATCTGACGAGGCGTAGCTTTTTTCTTGCCTCGTAGTTTCATCAGCTTCTTGATCTGATCGTCGGTAAACTCACCAATCTTATCCGGCGTAATATAGTCATAACCCGATTCTGACGTCCACTTCGTTTTGCGTATTTCATCCCATTCAAACCTGTTAATATCGAATAGCTTGAACATACGCTTGGTAGCGTCGTCAAGTTGATCGAAAGATTTATCAGCCATACTAGCGAGGTGGTTGCTCATAATGTGGCCAACGCCAGTCTTATGAGAATCGTTCCACCAGCTCATGAGGTTCAGCTTAAAGAACCTCTGCTGCATTTTCGCCATCGCCCCCGGCAGATTATCGGTAGAGCTAAAGCGCGATAGAATTTCATTCTGAAAACCTTCAAATCCTACACCTAAAATACGCGCCAACTGTCTCCTCTCGTCATCCCCTCGCCCACGAAATAAATTTGCGAAGGCATTTGCATACGCCTTAAAAGGTGAGATACCTTGATAGCGCAATTCAGCAACCTGAAAAGGAATATCAGTGATGGACGAGACAGTTGCACCACCGAGCTTTGCCATGTTCTGAATTGTTCGTGTTCCAGCTCCAACGCGTGCAGCAGTAATATGCGCTGGAATACGCGAACTACCTTCAAGTTCTCGGAACATATAATCCAGCATTTTGCCGTTTAAGCCTTCAACGACCTTTGGATTTTCTCGATGCTGCTTCAATAATCCGCGCTTAATACTATCAAGCATGGCAACTGGATTTGTACCGAAATTTTCCATCAGTACAGTATTACGAGCAGCGTGTTCCAATCCCCAAATTACCGATTCCCTGAGATTAGAAGTGCCAAACTGATTGTTGTAGTCAAACCAGTCATCGGCGGATTTAAAGTGGATCAGTCGAGACTGCGACAAACGTTTAGCAACATTGGCCGGTCCAGTAAATCCAAATATATGGTTGCTTTCAATATCAGAACCTCTGAACTTGAAATGGACACCAGAAGAAATAGCCGCATAAGCTGACTTCAGAAATTCTTCCCGGTCCTCAACACCTTTGAATGTGGCTTCTTCGTCAAGACGCGGAAGGACATATTCACGCCAAGCGTTATAGCCCGCTCGGCGAACTTTGAACATATCGTGCGATTGTCGGACAATGTATCCCGGTAGCTTTCGTATAAAAGCTCCAGCACGATTCTGTCGATCAACAGCCATTGTTTGGTATTTATGAATGATTTCCGCGATCTTACGAGCGTCAGAATTTCGCGTGATTCCTGGATTTCCATTAGGACGAATCTCCCACAACTCTCTGGCGATCTCGCGATCCAAAGCACCAGACGTGAACAGGGGCAAAACGTCTGCCTTTTCTAAATCGTTAAGAAAATGACCAATATATTTACTTGTTAAAGATTTGCCTTGAGCATCAACACTGTAACGTCCTCCAGTACGCTCTTTTACAGTGCCGACCATATAGGCCTTAAGACCTTCGACAGGATCATCATACTCACTGATGTAAGAAAGAATCCGCTTCTTAGCCTTAAGGTTAAGCATGCGGTTACGCTTTTCGATAATCGCAGACAGGATATATTCGCTGGCTTCTTCCTCGATAGCCGACAAAACTTCCGCATGAATATCAGCGGAATCCATGGCGAGTTTCTTTTTCTTCGCCAGATTATCGATTCTGTCAAGCAATTCTTTCTTCTGTTTTTCGGTGAGAAGTTCACCAACAGAAGCATTGAGAACTGCTATACAATCATGATATGAAGCCATTACCCGCCACCTTTACGCAGGACACACTTGTACGATGTAAGCATTCCTTTACGCATCGTCTCTGCCATTTTAACAGCTTCAGCGTGATCGGCGTTAATCTTTTCTAACGTATCGTCAGTGATGAAATTCTTAATATCGATGTTGCTGTCTTCGAAAACATCGAATTCGTCTATATTCAGTTCTGCTTCAAGATCAGCAAGTTCGCGCTCGATATTGCCAATTATATCATCATTTGACTCCAGATTAAACGCATCTCTTAGAGTGTACTGTGCTTCCTCGGTCAGTGGAATTTCTTCCGAGGCGCTGGAAATCGATTTCTGATACTTGGCAGCCGCCTGCAAAGCAACCTTAGCAGGGCTGAAAATGGGCTTATCTCCGACGACCTCGGCGACAAGAACATTATTTTGATTCGGCCCAACATAAGCGTCAACAATTCGGAACTTGGTTCCTCGTGGAAGAATTGCTTCGTATTCCTCGATGAATTCCGCGGTTAACTTGGACGGAATAGCCATGTTTTGGCCCTTTCCATAATGCAGTTTAAGAATTGCTTTATTGGAACCTACTGACCAATTCTTTCCAATACGCGGATTAAATGTCGCCGACATGTATCCTTTATCTGTAAACTCTTTTCCAATTAGAGTTTTCAGTTCGTTCTGTACATTTACCATGCTAAATGTATCAATGCCAAAAACTTTTAGCGGAACACCTCCGCGCCACAAAACTCCGTCAGCTGGAGCTTTCCAATTTTTGATAACCTTGTCCATGTCCCTAATTCTCTGGACGAATTCTGGATCTGGAAAATTGTCTAAATCAGATTCCGCGCTATCCCTAAGAGGAATATTAAAGGGATCCGAATTTTCCTGATAAGCCATTAAGATAGCGGCGTACTCTTCATCGAATTCGGGGGCAATTCGAGTCTTATGAATATCATCCATAATGCGCTTCGCGTCCATAATAGAAATCGCGTCGTTCTTTTGAGTGACGAAATCTGGAACGGGATCCTTATAATCTACCATAGTATACGATTCGCGATAATCCAGAAGGTTATCACGACGCGCTATAAGCAGACGAATGAGTTCTTCTTCCGTCGCTTTCTCAAATCCAATCGATTGCACAAGACGATAGATTTGTTCATCGCTAACATATTTTAGGCGGAACAGGGAATCTTTAATGAGCCGCCATCTATTTTCAGTGCTGAGGCCTGACAAGATTTTCGCAAAAGGCGGATTAATACTTTCAATAAGGAACGTGTCAACTTCTTTCGATTCCGTTCCAAAATGTTGCGAAATCTTCTTATCGCCTTGAGCGCGATAAAGAAGCGCTCCGCCGAAATCAATGCGATGAACAATATCGTCTTTAAGGATCAGGTTGCCATAAGCTGCAGCGTCCCAGTTGCCGAGCCACATATCGATACCAATGCCAGCCATGAAAGAATCAAAAGCAGCAGGATTAGTATCCATGAGTTCAGCGACTTCATCACCGCCAATAACTTTACCGTCGATGAATTCAGACGCAACTCCGAAAACTTCGTCATTAGCCCCAGTCAAATGGACTTTAGCGGAATGGACACCAAGATGACGATAAAGCAATCCGGCAAGATATTCCATCTTCGGATGTTCTGGATTGTCAATGTTCGTCTTGACGTAGTATTCGTCGCCAAGAGAATCGGCAGCCCAAAAACCATAAGTTGAACCTTCCTGACCTCCAATTTCGTGAAGCTCATCTATCGGAATGTATTCATGCGTTTCGATTTCGAGTGGTTCAGCCTTAGCTCTACGGTAAGGAGAGTCTACGACGTCAACGTTCTTTGCGCGCGCTGCAACTTCTGCCTCATCTACAGCATCCATCAAATCGATTTGCGTTTCAAATCCTTGCTGAGCTTCTGCTTCAAGATCCGCTTGAGTTTGGCCTTGATTTATGCCAACAGGCTCCTCAAGTGGAACTTCATCAACTGCATCCAGGTTAATCTCAGTTGGCCTTACAGTTGGCCTTTCTTCCGTTTTAATAATCGGTTCAACTTCGATACGTTGACCGTTCATTGCCTGATTAACAGCGGTACGAACAGCATCTTGATGCTTCTTTGCGGAAATATGCTTCAGGAAATCTGCAGCTTCGCCGCCAACGACATGGAGACCACCGCCGAGGACAGTGCCGAAAGTAATATTTAGGGTAGAATCGAAAGCGTCATAATTAGCCTCTTCCTGCATAGCCGGACCAAGAACAAGAGGTTCGACCATTGCAGAACCAACGGCGCCTTCAACAAAACCCTTATTCAGTCGTGCGCGACGACGGCCAAGACGTTCAATCATCTTACCATATCGCGTCTGGCCAACGATAGGAACGAAGGAAGATGCCAGGTTAATTGGATCGAGGATAGCAGCAATCAGGTCAGAACCTATTGCAACGCCGTTCTCGAGGAAGCCTTCAGCACGAGCAAGAGCTTCTTCCCGACGAAGTTCTTCCTTCTTCCGTTCGTACTTAATCTGGGCTACAGATTCTTTGACCGGCTCAGTAAACGACAGGGCGCCAGGGATCATGTACTTTTTGTTGGCATCGTCTGCCGACAATATGACTGAGCCATCCGTCTCGGCCTTGGTCAATTCCATGGCACGATTCAGCGACTGAGTCGGCGAGAAATGCAGACCCTGTTCTATACCCAGTGAAAAGAAGTCCCTCAGCGACATATCTTTCTGCTGGGCTTCCTTTACGATATTCCGGGTCCTTGGCTTTGGTCGAATGAAAACGGCCATTATTCTGTAACACCTCCAGCCCTTGCCCGCATACGTGCAAGTTCAAGACGCTGCTGTTGACGCTCTTCTGCTTCACGTCTACGACGTTCATTATCAGTCGTAGCGATCTTAATAATCTCGTCGTCAGTAAAGACGGCTGGGTTTCCATTGCTGTCGATCAAGAACATTGGAACACCCAAATCGGTAATTTGCAGATGGTATCCACCTGTCGGAGCATTGACGAAAGATCCAGTTGATCCCAATGAGCGCAGACGAAGATCGACGTCGATACCTTGACCTGGGAACGTTCCCTTCTGAAGAATCGCCTGCTTAATCTGTTCGGTATCGGAACGATTGATAATTGTCCTCATTCCGTTTGCAACTGCTTGTGTGTCAATTGGATTATCGTTAGCATCCAGTCGCGGAATAAGAGCGCTTTCCGTAATGTGGAACATAGCCTCAACAACACTCCGCATTACGTATTCAGCTGCATCGTCCTCATCTTCATCAAGTCCAGACGCTACTCGGTTCGCGGCCATCTTGATCAAAGCTGTTTCGACCTCATTATAGAAATCGATCTGGCCAGGGTCACCAGCAATGAATGCGTTTCTGAAGTCTTGAAGCTCGGACTGAACTCGCAACTTCACATCAGCAAACGGAATATTTGCCTGCGTCAAGGTCTTGTTCAACGTCTCCATTGGAGTGTTGACAGCTTGAATAAGTTCAGTTGTTGCCGGAATACCGAACTCAATTGCGTTCAAGGCAAAGGCCATTCCGCCATTCAGACCTCCGTTCACCAATTCATTTAGGACCTTATTATAGACAAAAGTGTCACCAAATACGCTTCCATAGTCTTCTCTAATGTCCCCTAGGACACCAAGTATTTCATTGGGATCACTTGTATTCAGTCTATTTACCAAGTGAGCTACTTGTTCGTCACTCAGGACTCGGATGCCTTCAGTCTGCCGAATAATATCGTTAGTCGACATTCCTTTTTCGGCCATGGCTTCATAATTGCTATTCAGCATCTTCGCCTGAAGCGTCAATGCCTTGGTCAAACCTTTCTCAACCGAACCACCGAGGTCAGGATCGAACGCTTCTCGGACTCCGGCGTTTGTCATAGCATAGGCCATGGGGTCTCGACGAACGGCAGCATCTACCTGAGCAGCATATTGCACTGCCTGCTCATAAATCTTCTGATCAATGTCAAAGGTACGGCTACCTTCTTTCGGCTTCAGTTCCTCCAATACAGCATTACGGTCTGCAGGAGAAGCGAACTGAATTGTCGATGAGAAGTAATGAACCTTTTCAGCGGCTGCCTTTTCAATCTCAAATTTACGCGCTTCGACCTCTGCAGCTTCTTCAGTAGCTCCAGCAGCAATATAGGAATTCTTTACCCGATCACGAGTAAGGCCAGTGCCCAGACCGTACTGCTGAATCTGAGCAATTTCCGCCTGAACGCGACGTGACGCTTCAAACGCAGCAACCGCATCTGAAGTTTTCTTTTCTTCCGTCGAGAGCTTCAGCAATGAATTCTTCTGATCAGGCGTCAGATACTTATCCCAAACTCCCTGTTCAAGCTGAGCTTTAGCGACTGCTGGATTATCCGCAATATACCCACGAACAGCAGAGATTGCGAGGCTATTCTGAGCCTGTTCAACCATAACTCGCGTCTGTTCCGGTGTCATCAAATCACTGACAGCTTCAATTGCAGCGAGGGTCGTGGCCAGGGAATCTTCAAATTCATCTGGCGCTATCAACAATCCGTTACTGCTAGCATTGATAGTATCGTTCAGATCAGCAATGCTCTGAGCAGTAATCGCCTGATTTTCGAAGTTAAGAGCTTTTTCGAAGAACGAACTTTTAATAATATCGAACTGTTCTTGGATAAGTTCACGGCTCAGGTTATTCGGAGCATCTTCAATGTACTTGGCTCCGATTTCATCAAGAACCTTAATGAATTCCGGAGTGAAACCTTCGACGCTTCCTTCATCCCGTAAACGCTTCGACTTTTCAAATGCTTCAATGGCTTCGTTCTTGAAATTGGTAGAAGCCTTAGCAGCAAACGTCTTTGCCTTCTTAACGGCAAATTGATTAGCGATAGCAGTAACCGCTTCGCCAAGTGCCTGAACACCTTGACCTTGAAGTGCCCGGACAGCACCACTGACGTTCGTAGGTCCAGGAGAGCTACGAACAGTAGGCACGCCGGTATCGTTTCTAAAATTGATTCTGGCCATTATCGTTTATCCAAACTGATCATAGATCATAGCGAAATTGGTTAGAGCATTACCAGCAGACTGCATTAACTGCGCTTGGGCCTGTGCTCCGCCAAGTCTCTGAGTGGCTGCTGCTCTAGTCAAATAACCTTCTTCTGCCAATTCACCTGTATACAGAACCCACAATGCGTCTCGCTGGCCTTTGTAGTTCACGTTGTTAATAATATCAGATTCACTTCCGCTAACAACACCTGAACCAGCAAGTTGCGCTCTGACCGAACCAGCTTGGGCTCTCGTTGCTTCTTCGATCTTAAGAGCTTGAAAGATTGATTCGACTTTGGTAAACTCGCCTTCACGCTTAAGCCGCTCAGCTTCTGCTTTTGCCTGGTCTTTCGACCCACGGTAACTATTATAGGCTCCCCATAGCTGGGTTCCTACACCAACCGCCGCTATTGCTGCAATAACTGCCATGATTACGGCCTTCCGTATACTGTCAATTGGGTCGCTACAGACCTAATTGTCAAGGGTACCGGTTCATCCTGATAAATATAGTAGCCAGGATCGCGGGTATAGTTTCCATCAAACGGAAGTTCAACGCTTCCGGTAAACAAATCTGGACTGTCGTCCATTGGATCTTCGGTTGTACGAAGCGCTAGAATATCCAGCTTATCCAATGATGTACCGAAACGAACACCCGTCATCGTGTTATGGATGTTCAGGAAAACGTGATCAATACGCTTAATCCGATGCTGCGTTCCACCTTCATCCGTAACGAATTCAGTCGGCAAAGACTTCATGTAAGAAGCAAACTTAAGACCAGCTGCGATCTTTGTTGCTTCGTACCCGATCGTAACTTTTCCGTTTTCAACGACGAAATCACCTGCGACTGAACCGTCGGCAAACACAGTTACCGTTTCACCTTCAAGATGGTCAAGGCCAGTAACCGTATTGGTAGCTGTACCTTCGTACTTGACTCCGCAATCTACGAAATACGCGTTCTCTTTCACTGGCGCATTATCAATATCGAACGACTTATCCAGATATTCGATATAACGCTTTGTCTGTCCGTTGATAGTACGCTTTACGACCATCCACAATTGACTATATGTATCAGTCGGATCTGGAACGACTGCAATACTTTCGACAATTGCATCAGTTCCTGCAATGGTGTAATGTGCCCAGGCAAGAACTTGTTGTTCTGGGAACAAGGTCATAACATAAATGCGATTACTGTTATTATGACCGTAAACATTATAATATGGTAGTAAGGCACTTTCCACATGATAGATGCCAGAGCGAAACAGATGTTCAGCAAAGTTACTGATATCTTGCGACACAAAGCCGCCATCATTCCACGAATACCTCAGGCCGATTAATCCAGTATTTCCCTTTCGAATATAAACAATCGACTTACCAATCTTTACAGGATCCGCTTCACTACATCCCAAGGCGTCTTCATGCTGGGCGCGAACACTCAACGGAGTAATTGGCGTGTTCAGATCGGCGCCGCCCAGGGAGAATGGGCCATTCGACGTTCCGCAGACAATTACTCGGTCGGAACTCATCCAGCGAATATCATCGATAGAACCGGTCGCCAACGTATACGTATACGCATGGGAATCGTCTACCTGTCCATCAGCATCAGATGGCGAGAACGCTACGAAATCGTTAGCCCGACTTCCCCATACAGTATTCGGATAGGTAGCCGTACGGGCATGGACAAGACGCTGCTCATGCAGGATAACATGAGATGGCCATCCATGTTGATGGCTCCAGCTTCCCAAACGCCATGTCTTACTTCCAGTGGTCGGCATCGGAAATCCGCTGAATACGTCAGCTTCGACAGTCAATGCGTTTGTATACGAAGTAATGTGCGCTGCACCCCACTTGTTATTCTCTTCGTCGTAAATACGAATAACACGATCAACATCATCTGCGACGAAGAACGAAGTAAGGCCGGTTCCAGAAGCGGTAATAGTGATGCTTCCTTCAGCGGCATCGCAAGTCAGAGTAGCTTCAGCAAAAACTCCGAGATTGTTGTTCTCGTTGAATCCGATTTCGTCGTATGGACCGTCGAACAAAAACGATTTTTCTAAATCCCAGTCCGTATCATTGACACGCGTTAATTGGCGCGGATGGAAATTCGGATGGTCAATGAACAGATAATCCGCCGATTGAGCAAACGAAAGATCGTCTAAATGATCCTGGCTATATGGCGTGGAGATTTCATAACGGTCGCCAGAAGTCATAATCGGTACACCGTTCTTGTAGAACCGGATGTAGAAGTCTCCAAACTCCAGGATATAAGCGTCGTTCGTAGAAAAGACGAACGGAACAAGACGAGTTTTCTTTGCAGAATCTTTTACTTCGGATGCAAAAACAGTTCCCGCACGGCGAGTAATTCCACCATGCGGCAAGATGAACATGTTTTCAAGTTCGGCTACACCGGAGCGATAAAGATCTAGCTCAGGCCTTGCGTGAAGCAAGGGTGATATCTCTCCTGATGTAAACGAATTTTGTACGAATATGGTCATCTCGGGGGCCTATGCACACGTCTAGAGGACATCCATTCATCATCAACGACACGATCATAGTTGCCCTCTTGGGAATCGATGCTCTTTGCTCGGCGAAGAACAAGTTGATATCTGCCAAGCAAACTATTATAAAGATTCAGATCTTGAGTCAAAGCGTATGCGATCTCCGCTGCCAACTTCGAGGCAAAAGCCTCGGTGAACAGGGGATCAAACAGAGCTTCGTCTGTTACGCGAGCGACATACTTCAAGTAGCACGTCGCAGAATCTATCATGATGCAGCGAACGCCTTCATGATAATTGATCTCCCATTCAGGTCCCGTCTCACCGATATAGTCGTATCCATTATCCGACACGTGAGCGACTCGGATAAAGTCAGACGGAAGTGGGAAAGCATAGGACCAGTGAAATACTGGATCAGTAGAAGATGCAGAAAGCTGACGACGCTTTACTGCGAAGTTCCAGATATGGGAGCGCAAAACAGAATCGCGAACAGCATCGTATTGCTTGTTCGCGCGAGATGCAGCCTTAGTAGCCTGCGTAGGCGAATTGATAAGTTCTTCGCCAAGCAGATTAATGGCCGTATTCATAATGTCGATTTTAGCCACGTCAGACTCCTTTAAAGGAGGGGAGAGGTTTTACCCTCTCCCCCAATCCGAGCAGCTTAATCGACGATATACAGCAAAGCGAGGGTAAGCGTGCCCGAATTTGTTGCCGCAGCACCCGCAAGAGTGCACGTCAGATCGATCTGGCCGCCAGGGTCCTTCGGGTAACCGAGCAGTTCCCACAGATACTTGCCATAATCGGCAATATCTACGGCTTCCAGGACAGTGGAACTGCCAGCATTAGAGATGTCAATGTCGGTTGCCAAAGCATCCGTATCATTCTCATCGCCAATGTCAAGAGTGGCACTTGCACCGATCGCGTCGAAGTAAATCTTCGAACCCGGTTCGATACGGCAGTTGCTCGGGAGCTTAGCCAGGTAGTACGTCGAGCCGATGGAATCACCTGCAGTAATTTCCACCGTATCGTGCAGACTACGTACACGGCCATGCTGCTTCGCAACGTCAATGAACTCGCGGGGCGGGCGAGTCTTGGTGAACTCGTCACCGTACTTAGTTACGACTGCCATGACTCACCTCCTTAGGACGGGTTCTCGTCGCACTTGATTTCAACCACCCGTTCCTCTTCCATGCGGACGGCATCCCACGAACCCGACACATAAACCTGAGTCGAGTTACGCTTGTCACGACGAGGACCGATGTCGACGTAGAGGTCTTCACCCTTGTAAAGCAGGATGGCTCCACGCGTCATAGCGATCACTCGACGATAGCCGTTCGCATCGGTCAGCAGACGCTGGGAACGAACGAAGTTGAAACCCATGAAATGATTGATCTTGCCGTCGACCAGGGCACGCACGGTGTTATAATCCGCACTGGTAACCTCGGTCTCCCGCAAGAGTTCATTCAGCTGCTGAGCCGTTACGATAATGAACTTTTCTTCATCATCGTCGACTTCATTTTCCTGGAACAGCTGGTTGGCCGCACGCAGCTTTTCAAGCGTAAGACCGGAATTTGTCGGCGAACCGTCTTCAACGTAATCCACAGCAATCTGCTGGGACGACGGGAAGGCAACGGTCTGGTTACCAGTCTTACCAATGTGCGCAACACCGAACGCGGCTTCGATGATCACGTCATCCTTCTTACGGCCCAGAGCGTAAGCAGCGTTCCGGGTGTAAGCGGAGGTCGGATCGAGCAGGAGACGCAGCTTGTCCTTACGGTCAATCAGGTCAGCCCAGTCGAAGTCACGCAGGCCAACGCGCCGGCGATCATGCGGAGTGTTGTTGAGCGGGGTATCGGTATGACGACCGATAACTTCGTTGGCTTCAGTAGCACCGATGCGATCGAAGTACTCGTATTCAGCGGTACCAGTCTCGATACGGCACAGGCCTTCGAGCTTGGATCCCTTCTGCTGAAGGAGCAAATCGACGTTTGCACGGTACTGCTGTACAAATGCGGTATCGATTTGAATGGACATAACTTGTCCTCCACAAAAGTTTAGAAACGATTGCTTCGGACAAGCTACCCACGTGCTGGACCTGTCCTGACACTAACGCGGTTTGAGCGGTCGGAATTCACCGACTTCAGTTGGACCCACTTTATCGTGAGCTCCCCAACACGTAGACAAGTTAATAGTACACCATTGAAAAGCCTTTGTACACACCTGGAGAATAAAAAATGCCCCTCCGAAGAGGGGCTAAGGCCGGGAGGCGCTGCAGGGAGGGGGTTACTCAGAATATGCAATCTGGAAAAGACGCTGCATCCGTTCGACCGAAGACTTATGCTCGGGATGGTTCGGGTCGAGATAAATCTTGTTGAATTCCGCGTCAGCACGGAGCTTGGAGATTTCTTCCTTTGCCATTCCCGGAGTCATCTTGAAGCGGCTGCCGCCACCAGACGGATCGGAAACACCTTCGGACGTAAGCTCGCCGAGTTTAGCCAGTATCTTAATAATACCCGGATGGCTCGCGATTCCTGCCTTCTTAAGGGTGTCGCGCAGTTCATCACCACCGAAGTTTTCAAGCGCTTCCCTGGCAAGGTTCATGCGCTCGCCGAAGGCTGCGCCGAACTCTTTCTTCAATTCCTTTTCCCATTCTGCACGACGCATCTTCATGTCGTCATTGGTACGGACAAAGTCAGCCGCAACCATCTGATGATATTCGGTAAGCAGCTTCTCAGCCTGACGCTTGGTCAAACCGGCAGCGTGGGCCTTGGCTTTAAAGTCACGGACGAAATCTTCGTTGACTTCGAAACCTTCAGGCAGGTCAGCCTTACTCGGATCCCACTCATAACCGTCCGGAGATTCGGGACGACCGAGCTTGGCGAAGACGTTGTTCCAGTCCTCGTCAGTAGCATCTTTGCCAGGGAGTGGAATTTTATCACGGCCGACCAGCTGCTGAGCATTAATGTAGCTGCTCACCAGACCTTTCATGTCCTTGATGTCCTGGAGCGCCGTATGTTCGCGGAACTCCTCAGGAATTTGGTTACGGAAATCGTTCGGATCAGGTTCCGCACCACCGTCGAGAATATCGTCGTTTTCAGTAGCCATAATTAGTCACCTCGCTTTGCTGTTGATTGCTCATTCATTTCATCCATGATCCGTTCAATGTCGGGATTTCCAAGTTTCGCTCGTCGTGCGATACTAAGGGCGAATCGTCTTGCACCTTCTCTATGGGCGGTTTCAACGGGGTCGCCTTGCACATACGTTGGAACAAACACAAATCCTTGCCGTAGTAAATCGGCTAGTACTATCTGACCTTCTTCAGTAGAGAAGACGCGCTGATAGCAACGACCTACGAAAACCTTGTCGAATAGCGAGTTTATTCGTTTTCCGATTTTCATTGCTGCTTCTCACTATTCGCCTTGATCCATGGCGCCAATTTACCCAGAGCTTCCGCACCTTGTGCAGCGTTATTCTGAGCGTTACGCTGCGCACGGATTTGATCAACAATCTGCTGAGGCACTGTGATCGACACTGGAGCATCCAGCAAGTGGTGGGCGAATTCGAAAGCACCATCACCGTCAAGGCGATCGATGATTTCGGGCTTAAACTGAGCGACGTTCGCAAGGCTCTCAAGGAATCGCTGGAACTCGAACAGGCGAGTTGCCTTCTGAGCACGAGCGACCTGCGAAGAATACTTGATGTCGATACCGGCCAATTCTTCCGGCGGATCAGGAATACGACGGCGACGGCGGAGAATATTGAACGTACGGGTAATCGCACGATCCAGAGCTTCGTGCTGGAATCGCGTTACCATCGGAGCCATGAGTCGCATACGATCTTCTGTACGCTGCAGAACTTCAGTAGCCGTCATTTCGACGTTCTTCATGATCTGCATCAGGTCGATATAGTAGCAACGCAGAATCTGTTCAATGTGCGACTGGACAATGTCCATACCGAGGTACGGGTTGCCACCAGTCTGAATCGGCATAATGCGATCATGCTGACTTATACCTGCTTCAAAGTAGTTGATCGATGAAGGATTGAGTTTCACCGGCATCATGAAGCCTTCATCTGGCATCTGCAACGGTGGGTCGACGATCTTCTGAGCGCTACGAATAATCGTCTTGCGCATCGTATTGACCATCTTCACGTCGTATATGCAGTTCATCCCTGGTGAACGACCGTATTCCTCGCCAGATACCAGAACCCATCGGGACGCGGCAACAGGGAATTCACGATAGCCAGACTCTTCGAGAAGAACGCAACCTGTCTTAAGGACAATCGCCGAACGATACGGCATGTTCAACGCGTCGCCTTTATCAGCGTCGAATACGACACGAGGTTCGATGGCGTGAATGACTTCAAACCGCTTCGTCGGTTCCTTCTCCAAGGCTACTGTGACAGCGTCAGGCAATGCAACCTTGTCGCCATACATGTCAACCAACTGCTTAGCAGTCCGGGTATACTGTCTATAGAGAGTGTCTACTAGGCCATCCGGACCTTCGGCGATATAACATTCCGCGAGCGGATATGTCATGTACCGAATCATGCTGTCGTTTTTCATTTCCTCAACCATCATCATGGCAGTACCGAAACCGCCGATGTCGAGGAACATTTCGTGGATCTGGCCGTAGAAATTCGAGCGCGGCGAATTGAAGACTGCATACATTTCAGATTCTGCGATCTGCAGCCACTCTTTAACCGCACGAATCCGATCTACACGTTCGTCGCCAGAAGTTAGAGCGAACCATTTCTCGGTTGGGTTCACAACGAAACTGCTGAGACCAGACGCGAACTGTTCATTCGCCCAGATAGCCGTACCATCGAATATCTGTCCAGTACGGTCTTCACCAGTGGCATGCATATTCGGATCATTGGGGAAGTCGCCACGATTCGGCATGATATAATCCGTGATCTGCTGCCACAGATTATGCCACGGTGCACGCTGAGCGTACATGTGTTCGAATCGAGCAACTACACTTTTCGCGATGTCGTCGGCCATGATTATCTCTCCGAATAGAAAATTCGAGGGCCAGAGATAACCCCGCGTGACGATGGGCCTCTGGAAGTACTTCCACCTCCACCGCTGCGTCGGCCGCCAAGGAACTCGTCTCGCCGACCTTGATTCGGGGATGGCGGAGGTAGGCGATCACGACGAATCGCAATATCGCTACGACGCTGAGCGGCCATACCAGTAAGGATAGTCTGCTGCTGTCCTAATCCGCCAGTGTTTCCTCGACCGACCTGGAGATTTCCGTAGGTTCGAGGTTCTGCGGGACGGCCTCTGAATGCGCCAGGGGCTGAAGTAGAGATTCCGTCATCAACGAACCCAAATCCGTCCCTAGCAAAAGCCGCACCGCGTCTCGTGTTTCGAGGAGTAAGGGTACCTCCTCGCTGTTGCAGAAAGTCTCTAAGTATTTCGGCAGCGTCATTATCTTCCTGTTGACTCAGGCCAAAGGCGTTTGTTATACTAGTGAGAGTATCTTTGATTGTACGTTCAATCGGGTCTTCGACTTCGACTATTTCAGGTCGACTATACCATCCGCGAAATCTAACTTCAAGAGCCATCAGTAACTCCTCGGCAGATTCTTCCGCCTCATTACCGGTCGTTCGAATGTCGGGGAATGTGGGTCGTAGTCTGCCACATCGTTAATCCGCGACAACATACTCTTTTTCGTAGCACGGACAAGTCTGTACTGGTGCGCACCGACCGCAAGTATTCTCATCCCGTCTGCAGGATGGCTCGCCCAGTTATGAAGCGGATGGTTCTTGAAGGTCCGCAACTTCTCATCGTAAACCTTCTGATATTCCATCAACGCCTGTCGTCCGTGCTCCGTCGTATCCTTGTTGAAGTACATAATCGGAAGCAGACTACGTACCGCTTCAATACCGTCCTGTACCGACAGTTTCTTCACCGTATGGAACTTAATTCCAAGTTGCCTCGCCGCCTCTTTACGACTAATCCCTGTTCCCAGTTCGCGGACCTCAATGTCGTGCGGAGCGAGGTGCATTCCGTAGTTGTATCCCTTTTCCTTTAGAATACGTGCGTAGTATGCCAAGCCCTCACCGCTGTCCGAGAAGTAGTCGACGATGACAGGGATTCCGTTTTTGACCTGGAAGAACCAGATACACATCTCGTCGTTCATACCGAGGTCCCAGGCCGTATGAACCTCGAGGTAAGGATCAGCGGGGTACATTCCAATCCGACCTTCCTTATTCGCACGTTCCATCAAACTGCCGTAGTAGGAACCCGCCATACCGGCTTCGAACGAGCAGTAAAATTCCTGCTGGATGAGCTCCTCGGGCATTCCTGCCTCGCGCTCCTCCTCTATATCGGCCTCGGTCAAAACCTTCGTTTCGTTGATCCCGAGTTTCTCGCAGAACCAGTTCTCGTTCCGCATGGCCATGTTGTAGAGGCTGTAACCGTGGTTATGGCCGCGAGGGGTATAAATAAAGAGTGCCCAACCATCGTTCTCCCTCAGAATCGGTCGGATGAATTCCCACACTTTGGGATCCATAAGCGACCATTCCGAAAGCACCACCCCTACTGGATTCGATCCCACCAGTCGGTCAATGTTGTCCGCGCCGACGACCTGGTAAATCGAACCGTTGTTGATCTGGATCTTCATATCCGTACCGTTTTCCGAGGTACGGAGTTCTTTCGGTATGAAATCGGTAAACGCGCGGCCGTCCTTGGTTCTACCGTCCCATGCAACCTTACGGCCCTGAGAATATGTGGGAAATAAGTGCCAGTACAATCCCACCCTTTCAATCATTGAACACGCGATGAGGTTCACGGCGAACAAGTCTTTGCCCGCGCGTCGATGCCAGACCACACAACCACGCTTACCGCCGTTCTCGAAGAAGTTCCAGCAGTTCATCTGGTAGAACCGCGGCGTATAGTTGTAGGGTATGACGATCTCAGTCATCGCTGTTCTCGTCCTCATCGTCGTCGTTCAGCACTTCGTTTTCCAGGGGCTTTGACAACATTCGATTCGCCAGTTCCCCTTCCAAAACCTTCTGCTGATTTTCGTCGCTGAATACACGACGGACAACGACCAATTCATTCTTGACGTTCGCGTTAACGTCAATGGACTTCAATTTCGGCGCAACGTAGCCCGCCAATTCGCGGTACATCATTGCGCGAATCTCGATTGGGTTGGCTCCGTCCATAGCAATTTGTGCCATGGCGAGAATGGGGTTGCATCCCATCTCTTCGAGCATTCTTTCGATTTCGACGGAGCGCTTGTTCCTTGAACCTTTAGGGCGCCCTCCGCCTCGCCAACCACCTCTCGACATAGGGCCCTCGCTAAAATTACTGCTGTGGACCCATTATAATATAAGGAATAGAACATGTACACTTCTTTTATCTAACAACCCTGGGGGACGTTGCTAGGTTCTAGGATCTGTAAACATGCATACTGTTATTAGGAGAGAGTATCCCTGATAACTGCCCTAATAACCTCTTTTTGTAATGAAGTCAATCACTTAGGTGCTAGATATCGTAAAATTATTAGGTATTAGCAAAGTTACTAAAAACTATTATAATAAGAAGAGAATCACTCTCTAATATGTATACCCCTAATAACCTAGAGCCGACTTATCGGAAAGCCGTGGAGATTGGCCCGGTGGTCGGGGTGAATGGTACACCAAGGTCGCCGCGCGGGAAAGGGCCCCCGGGCCCCGGTCCGCGATACATAATTCTCCCGCAAATGTCGCGAGCATTATGTTCATCGGACATATGTGCGGGGTTAGCGGATTATGGTAGATCGATTTTTTCTTGTTATTTTACAACGCAGCGATATGTAATGAACCATCGATTCTTATTATATAATATAGGATGCTGGGACTTTACCTTAAGGACAAATACTTAGGTATTTCAAAAATCAAATATAAGGTATTTGCCTTATGACATCTACTATTTTCATGAACTACAATTTCCCCACGATCAAAAAATATAATAATGATCGTATGTTACATCACAGTTATGTAACATGGCGCTCTTTAACAATATGGTAACTGTCAGATATGTCAAGTTGGCATATTGTTAACTGCTACATTATTGTCACATCACATAGTTAACGAGGAGTTATGTCATGAAAGCAACTGAATATCTGAAGAATCTCGGCATCGAATTCGACGAAGAGCTGGGAGATCGCCTTAACAGGGAACTTAAGGTGAAGTCCCAGGCCCGAGCAAATCGGAGCTACAAACTCGCCGACAACGTCACCGAGGAGTCCCTGAAGGCGATCAAGACGAACCAGAAGCGGATCATTGCGATGACGCTTCTTAAGGCAGATTCCCCGGTCACGACCAAGGAATGGGCGAATCTTGCCGAGGATTTGCAGACGAAGCAGGATCCCGAACGCATCATTATGTACTACAAGCGCGATTTGCTCGATGAAGGTTACATCGTCGAGGCTTAAGTAACGAAACCCAGGAGTTGAGTAAAATCGGCTCCTGGGTTTTTATTTTGTCCTGCGATCGATGAATTAGCAAGAGTTATCAGGAGTTATCCAGCAAGCAATAGTTATCCGTAAATCAGCAAGAGTTAACCGCATCATCGCCAGGGGCTATATAATAGATAGATTTTGCCATATCTGTTTATCATCAACAATGCACTGGGACGTTGCAAGGTATCCCTGTCCCAAGATCCCCTAACCTCTAACCCAGATGCAAGATACAAGTTCTCTGCATACAAATGTTATCGACACTCAATACTCCTGATAACTGCCCTAATAACACCTAAGTTATTGACGCGTATACATTTTCTGCTTATTATTGGCATAGGTTATTAGGTATTAGCAAAGTTGACAAAAATTATTATCATATGAAGAGAAACTTTTGCAATATGGTATAACTTAATAACCGTAATCCATTAGTATTTCGGTGTTCCCTGTAATTAAATCCGTGCTATTATTCTTTATTATATATAATGGAGAAACCGAGGACCACTAACCATGAGCCGACCATACAAGCACCGACTATACGGCATACCGCACCGACTCTGTTCTGAAGGAGAACGACTGCTTTATAAGGTAGATTACCGATTCAGACAGATGAGAGATGGACAATCAAAATCTCTTCGCCAAGAAACGAGAGACAAGCATCGACATCAATTTTCAGAACAATTGACGATATTTGTTTCGCATACTTCTTCTTGCAGTACCTGCCGATTCGACTTCGTTGAGCAGTTCGACGACTATATCGACGACATTGACCTATCACGTAATCACGCCTCATACCAAGATCCCCTAGTCCGCATATGGGGAACGCTATACAGCTACTGCACTCTTGGTTACGTTATAGCTCACGGCTTTGATTCAATCAAGAATCGACACTGGCAAGCTCTCATGAAAAATCTCAAAACAGTAGATGATTATGAGAAACGAATGAACTGGGCAATAGAGGAATTAAAGAAGCATATTGCTGAATGCAAAGTCTGCATGGCAAAGTTCAATTAATTTAGCGGTGTACTGTTAAATTTATCCGTGTTATATACCTTACTATATACACTGGTTCAATTTCCACCCACCACACAAATGAGGCAAACCGCTAT